TTGACCGCTATGGGTTTTTAAGCGGCTCTACCTTTGAGGTACAGGAAAGTTTCCGATTCGGCAAGTGGTACAACTGGTACGACGAGTTGGAGGAAGAGTACTACACGCAACAAGAAGAATTGCTGTTGGAGATGTGCAGTTGCTACGGTGTGACAGAAGATGACATCCTTTTGTTGCTGGACTATGGTTACTCTACCGATGAGATCGAGGAAATGCTGTGTGACAGCAACTTACTTTTGGAAACGATTTGTGCGGTTCGGTGCGAAGAGGAATTTTGCTGCGAATAAACACAAAAAGAAACTGCCTTCCTCTTGGAAAAGCAGTTTCTTTTTTCGATTGCGACAATGTTGACTTGCTTCTTGTTCCACGTTCCAGGTAGTTTGCAAGGTCAACAACATTTTTTGTTCTCGAAGTTTTCGATCGCCTGGAACATGGAACACCACATCCAACTCACACCACAAAATTATTTTTATTTCTCTTTCTATATAGAGAGTCAAATGAAAAAATATTTGCACAAAAATATTTTCGGCGAAATTGCAATGCTTTTTACAAGAAATAGGCGATACAGATCCACTCTATTGTTTCTATAAATTCACGCAATTCATTTGATAAATGATTTGGAAGTTTATCTCCAATGTAATCCCACAACAACTCCCGCAATGTAAAAAGTCTTATTTTAGCTTTGCTCAGTTCTTCACAATTTAATCGGTACCTGCATTCCTTTTCTTGTTCACACTCTGATATCTCACACCATATATGGTTCAAGTCTGTCCTCTCTTTACAGGTATTAGCACTATGGTATACGATACTTCTAACCATTCCTTCCTCATAAAATTTTAGACACGTCAAATCAGTCTGATCTGATGTGTGGTAGCAGATCAAACGTCTGATATATTCCTCTTTCCAATCTCTTTTTTTCTCTTTTTTACTTGCTTTTTCAAAAGTCTGCGCTTTTGTTCTAAACAAGTACTTCAGATTTTCTTCGATATCTTTTAGTGTTCTGGCATTATGAATGGTCCTTATTCCTGTTTCTATGTTGTATAAAACTGTATTCATGCGCTGCATAAGAGATTCATTCTTTTTATCCACATCATTCCGATACAGATTGTATTGAACGTCAGGCCTATAAACTACATGACACAATTCTATACTGGTTTTTTTCTCACATTCTATAATTTTTTTCGCTTCTAAAGGCAAAAACGTTTTAAAAAGTTCCACATTTTCCTGAATCAAGAGGCGTCGATAACGAACATACAGAAATCTGACCCATTTTTTAAAATCGTCTATGTGTATCGAATTATGAAGTTGTGGACATCCAAAAGGCACACAATTTGTTTCCATAAAAAAAGTTAAAACAGAAGAAAATAGATCTTCCAGACACTTCTTTTGACAGGTAACTATACTTTCTTTTCTTTTTAGCTTAATTCTTAGAAAAGAAAAATCGATTCCAGTGAGAGAAAAGAACATTGTAACACATCTGTTTGAAAATGCACTCTCTGAGTCGACGCCTTCACCATTTTTTAGTTTATATGGTTTTCTTTTTTCCGGATACAGATAGTAACGGCATTTGTCCAGATAAAAGTTTTTCGTTTTTTGAGTTAAATGCGGTGCATTCGTGTGATTTTCTATAGCTTTTCGGCTTTTTTTCTTATAATTACGAAATGCCGGGTTATCTTCTAAAAACAGCTCTCCGGTATCTGGATCTGTCTTTCCAACAGTAGTAACAAATTGACTAAAAACATATTCTGATTCTTTTAAGAAAAAATAGAAATTAATTGCAGTTTCAAAATCATTGTCGAACATTTGAGATCCTCTTTTCGAATTCTTAGTATCACTTTATAGAATATCAGTGACAAAATCCATCTTTATTATATCATACTTCCCCATAAAAAGAAAGTATAATTTCATGCCATAACCACAAATCAAAATAAGATTTCTACATGCGAAAAAGTGCTGTTCATCATAATTTTTCTGTAAATTTTATTTTTGGAGCAAAACTTTTTTCTATACTTGTTACGTTGAACAGTAAAAAATCAATTTTTATATATTAGATTGTTGTTAACTTGTTAAAAGTATGGTATAATAAAAGCAGGCAAAAAGCCGTATTCACAACGCCACCACTGGCAAGTGAAAATAATTCTAGGAGGAATGCAAATTGAATGAATTGCAGAACAACAACATCACTATCCTAAAAGGCAAACAGTTGAAAATCTATGAGGCGCAGATATCGGATTATATATGCAGTACGCATCACTTTAAGCTCTATGAAGGCGATCTATATGTGCGCAATGGATGCCAGGATATAAAGGTTGACAAATACGAGTTTGGCAACTGGATATATCAACTAGCAGCTCAGAATGGGGTAACATTGATGTCTTCCAACTGCGCCGACATTTTGAAGGAGGTGATGCTTCGAAGTCTAAAATTTAAAGGAATCCCAAACGGAGAGGAGTATACTGTTTTCAGAAATTGCTGTGTTTCCAATCTGACCGGTCAAATCGTTAGCCTGCCAGATGATTATTTCTCCACAATTTGCGTAGAGGCAAACTACGTGACAGATCCAGTGTTGAATCACCCAGCTGCAGATCATTTCCTGTATACCATTAGCGGTGGTGACCCAGTGTTGATTGATCTGCACTGGAAATATTGGGGATACTGTCTCTCTTCAGATGCTCATGCAAAAGCCCTTTTCTTTCTATATGGACCTTCCGGCAACAATGGAAAATCTACAGAGCTGAATCTGCAAAAAAACCTTCTGTCAAAAGGAAGTGTAGACTTTATGCCCATTAGAACGCTCTTATCAGAGTTTGGCAAAGCACGTCTGCGTAATATCAGAATGGAAATCTCAGCAGATGAAGGCGAATTAAACCTGCGTGAAAAAGATATTGGTTATCTGAAAACCTTTTCAGGACATGATGATTTGACAGCAAATGTCAAGTTCAAAGAATTTGTATCCTTTCCCTGTACCAGCAAAATCGTAATTTCCAGCAACAACAATATTGGTATGGCGTATTCCAATATCGATCCGGCTTTTGCAAGAAGAGTCGTTACAATTCCTTATCCGGTTTCCATTCCAAAGGAACAGCAAGATCCATATATTCTGGAAAAGCTGCTGGCAGAGAAAGATACCATCGCTACAGAGGCATTTCGCAGTTATCTGGCACTCAGAGAAAACAACTATGAATTCCCAAACTGTACTGCATATACAATGCAGTCGTCACTGTTTGTACCACTGAACAGCGCATACAATGCAATCCAAGTTTTCAGTTGTACCAACTGTGACTTTTCCGATCCGGATGCTTTTACAAGCACCTTTGACTTGTATACGGCATTCTGCACTGTATATGGCAGCGTATTTCAAGATATCACAAGCTTTTCCCAGGAATTTTACCGTGTCAACGTAGAAAAACTGGAAAAGACCAGAAAACGAATTGGCGGACAGAACAACCGTGGTTTTTACGGCGTTAAGCTTCATGCGTAACGCCGCAGCAATAAAGGAGGAAAAATTATGTCTATTATGATTTACCCAGAAAAAATGGACCCGGCAGCTGTCTCTGCTCATGCGGCAGAGATTGCAAATGTGAAGAATCCAATGCTTGCGTCCCTCTGCCTGATAACAGGCTCTACGCTTGGCGGTTCTAAGGAATATCTGACTTCGATCATCAATGCGAAAGATGTGGAAAAGCTGGAATACGGTGAATCCTTGTGTGTCTTCTCACCGACTGGCTCAGGCAAGACAAAAGCGATGGAATTGATCATAACCGCCTTATCCTCGGATTCACATCTCATTGTCCTGGCAAACCGCCGCATATACAAAATACAGCTGCTCAAGGATTTTGTCAAATGCCAGAATATTTCGGGAGCCTTGATCGAAAAAATAAAGGTCAATGATAATGTGGAAGTCATGACATACCAGGAATTCGCAAGAAAAAAGCATAAGTACCAAGGAAAAAAGCTGGTTTTGATCTGTGACGAATGCCACTGTTTTGCGGAAGATGCAACGTTTTCTCTTTATCCACAGCATGTGGTGAATTTTCTCAATGGCAACCTCGACAATACGAAACGAATCTATATTACAGCAACGCCAAGTGATGTTCTTCCTATTCTATGGGACATTGAGAATTTGTCCGATAAGCCTCTCTGTCCGTTTGACCCTGACAATATACAGCATTTTCTACGAGTAACACCAGATGCAGACTGCACCAGAATCAAACATACCTACATCATGCAGTCGGACTGGACTTATCTGAAATTTGCAGTATACCACCCAGCCAAACGTAAGGAATTGGCTGAATACATTCAGAAATTCTGCGCCCAAGGAAAAAAGGCACTGATTTACATCAACGACATGGAAGCTGGCGCAGAGATGCAAGAGCTGCTGGGAGACAGTCAGCGTATCTATTCCAGTGATGACAAGAAGGATGAGATCCAAAAGATTGCTTTGCAGGAAGGTTTCGATGCGAGTGCACTGGTGACAACAAAGGTAGCGGAAAATGGCTGGTCAATTCATGATGACAACCTGTCTCTTATTGTAGCGGAAACTTGTGATATGGTCGAGTTACAACAGATCATAGGCCGTGCAAGAGTTGGCCGCAAAAAGCCACGTGAAATTCAGGTGCTTATCCCGGACTATGACCTTAGTCTTCTGGGAAATATGGAGGGTAAGCTTTATATGCAGCTGTCTGCATTCCAAAAGGCAGCAGATAATCCGGACTTTGCCCTGCAGTATCTGAACCAGCCTAACCCATATGTTTGCTATGATGCGATCTTAAAAAAGCCTCTGGTGAACCGCATTGGTCTTCAGCAGCTGCGAACCCAACTGAATCACATAAGAACCTTGAAGGCAGAAGAGCAGAAAAATTCCCACGCCTTTGTACGCAAGGTACTGGAGGCTTACGGAAAGCCAACCGAAGGCATGGAAGAATTATTCCTGGATTACGATATCACAAAGGCTTGTCAGCAGCGCATCGTATCAGCCTGGGGCAAATATAAGTCCAGCAACTGTGATCCGGATGCTTTGAAGGCCCTCAAGGAGGAACTGAAAGCCGCCTGCAATGAAACTGGCGCTTATCCGAAGGAATTGAAATCCAATATCCAGATCGACACTGTGAATGATATCCTCTTATTTGCAGGCATTCATGAAATCGTATCTCCTGAGATCAGACGCTTTGAGATCACAGACAGAAGCTCTTCAGCACTGTCTGCTGATGTGTAAATATCACCCAAAACAAACATATATTATTGCCGTGAGGAGGGACAAACAATGGCTATGAAAACGAAAAAGCGCATTCCGTTCCAGAAGACCATCTGGTGCAAGATTCGCTACTGGCAGCTGCTTCATGATCTGACTGACGATGAACTGGCAATGTATCTGAACTGTTCCACGAGAACGCTCCAGAACTACGATCATGATGCCAAAAACCTTACATTAAAGACAGTGGACACGTTCCTCTGCGTGAACGAGTTGACACTGGAAGAATTAATGACCGCATAACACACATAACGCAGACGATACCTTAAATGCGAGGTACCGTCTGCTCTTTTTTTGAAAAGGAGCAATCAGAATGAAAAAGAAGTTCAACATCAAGCAAACAGACAGCGGCAATTTCTATACCTGGGTATCTGAAGGAAGTGGAAAATACCGCAAAAAGAGCAAGATCACAGGCAGTACGCCAAACGAAGTCATTATCAAGGCTACGAAGTGGCTCAAACACATTGACGAAGAAAAGAACGCACCATACACAGTAAAGCAGGCAATGCTGCAATTTATTGACAGCCGAAGCCGTGTGCTTGAACCGACTACGATCTGCAACTACAGAGAACTTGTCCGCAATAAGTTACAGTACATCATGGACATCAATATCGAAGAACTCACGGCAAAGGATATCCAAATCGCAATCAATCTGGATGCACACCGTCTCAGTCATAAATCCATCAAGAATGTTTATGGATTCCTGAAAAGCGTTTTGATTGCAAATGACATTGATATCAAGCTGGGCAGCATCAGATTACCGAAAAAAGAGGTTCGAGAACGTAAGCTTCCGACAGCGCCCGAAATCTACAAAATCGTCAAGGGCACGGACAGTGAATTGCCTGTTCTGCTTGCAATGTGGTTGTCACTGCGCATCGGCGAAGTAGCTGGGCTACAATTCAGAGATGTCGATGCCAAAACAATGCGTCTGTATGTGCGCCGTGAGATCGTAAAAGTTGATTCCGGCTGGGCAGAAGTGAACCACTGCAAAACAGAGAAAAGTGTGCGCTGTGTAAATCTTCCCATACATATCTACAACTTAATTCAGGCAATCCCACACCAAAAAGGGACAGACCACATTATTTCGGTCAAACCCAATACCATCCGAAAGCGATTCAAGCGACTGCTCCGAGACAACGGTATTGAGGATATTCGCTTTCATGATTGCAGACATATCTTTGCAAGTACGGCTGCCATGCTGAATGTACCAGAGAAATATGCCATGGAAATGGGCGGCTGGAGTACACCGGATGTATACAAAAACGTATACCAGGAAACCTTTGACAGCGAGCGCAACAAGGCAGACGGCATCATAGACGATTACTTCAACAAGGTCGTAATCGACAAGAACGATTGAAAAATGACAGAAGCCACAAGAATGCAAGGGGCTTTTCGAAGTCCCTTGTTTTTTTCAGTTGGCACTTTTCGTTGGCACATACCCGAAAAAGTTGGCATTTTTAAGAAAAATCCATCTTCCGCCGGAAATATCAGAGCACAAAAAAACGGCTTAAATGCGTCAAATTTCGCATCTAAGCCGTTTTACATATGGTCGAGGTGACAGGACTCGAACCTGCGGCATCTTGGTCCCAAACCAAGCACTCTACCAAACTGAGCTACACCTCGAAATGTTGTTTAATAACAACAGCTTGATTATTATATACCATATTTTCGGATTTGTCAACATAATTTTCGTTTTTTATTCAAAATTAATTCAAATATTTTGAAAATCACCATAAAACAGACCGACAATGCGATACAAAACAGCCGTCCCTGCATAAGAAACGGCTGTTGGTGCAGGTAACTTGCAAGGGGGATAGGAATGGGGAAAATGGGGAATTTTGTTAGCTATATGTAAGCTACGGAACATAATTATGAACAATTCAGGATAATATAAGACTATATTTTGTTGATTGCGTTCACCAATTCTTTGGGGTTAATGTGGGTGTAAACCTTTTCGGTCAAGTCCATTTTCGACTTGTGACCGACTATTTTTTTGATGATTGTGTGGTTCACATTTGCCGATACAAGCATTGAAATGCAGGTGTGTCTTGTTTCATGTATGGTGTGGTCAAATCCTAAATCGTTTTGCAGAGGTGTCCAATAGTTGCGTTTAAAGTTATCGTATTTCAGCGGCTTGCTATTGGTATTATTCAGAACATATCCACATTGAGAATCGCTGATGAATTTCTGCCAAAACGGCAGTACTTTGTCCGCTATAGGCACGGTTCGTACACCTGAATCGGTTTTTGAACTTTCAACAAAGAAAGTTTGTTCGTCAAGGTTTACATTTGAAATTTTCAGATTGAGAAGTTCAGACACACGCACTCCCGAATAAATCAGCATAAGCACTATTTTTACCGAATCAAGATTTGAATATTCCCACAAGAGATTTATTTCGCTTTCCGAAAACTCCCTGCGTGCTCGTTTTGTTTCATCTGACTTGGCATTGATTTTCAATTTTTCTGCAAGATTGTTATGGAGCATATCGTGAAATATGCAGTATTCGTAGATTTTGTTCAACAGAATTTTAATTCGCCTAACCGATTGATAACCGTTGTTGCAGTTGTCGAGAACCCGTTGCATATCAATGATTTTTATATCGGACATCTTGCGATTGTATAACATTGAGCATTGTTTGTATGCCGCATTATACTGTCTTTTGGTGTTCGGATTTGTGTCTTCGGTGATGAACTCCTTGTACCAAAGTTCATGAATTTCTGAAAAAGTGCCTCTTGCCGAATCAACATCAAACGGGTTTTGATTGTAATCAGCAAGAGCGTTCAGAGCTTTCGGCTTGTTGGGAAAGTAGCCTATAACTCTGCGTTCCTGATTGCGTGTTTCTTTGTTGTATCCTATTGTCACGCAGGCAACCCACGGATTGCGCCTGTTTCCGCTCAGCTTATAAACAGAGCCGTAGCCGTTAGGCAGTTTCATTTTATACACTCCTTTTGCTTAAAAAAGGGTGCAAAAATCCCTTGTGCTTTAAATTACTTGAAAAACACAAGGGAATGTGATACAATTATTTTGCATTAAACTGCATCATCTGCACCCTGTGTAGGTGATTCCGCTCTGTTCGAGGACCAGTCGAGCAGGGCGGATTTTTTATATAAATGGTGTCATAAGATTTTTGTTGTTTTGTATGCCACCATAAACCTTACATATTGTGTATTTAGTAGCTGATTCATCAAATCCTATATTCGTATCGTAAGGAATAGTTATTTTTAAATCAGCAGTAATATAATCTCCGCTTTGTATTGCAAATTCACCTTTGTGTATTTGCTCCAAAAAATCTGTATCTTCAATTTTTGCTTCTATAGTCTTACTATTGTATATGAAAGACCAAGCCCCTTTACCAATCAAAGCGGCTTTTTTTATAAGTAGATCAGCTTTAGTTGTAATATTTTTTACAATCTCTTCCTGAGCTGTGGGGAGTGGTTTTCTCATTTCCTCAATATCTGCACTATTGAAATGTTCAGAGGAGTCTTTGGTATTAAAAGAAAAACCACCTTTGCTGTTATGCTCACTAACATTTTGCGCCAAATTAACAACTAAATTATCTATATGAACATTGTTTACTACAGCACCACTTGATTTTGTTACATTTATGCTATGGTCATCTTCGGAAGTAATAATAATTCTTCCGTCAGATGTTTCCTTTACTGATTTTGGTTTTTTACCTTTTAATAATTTTTTTACATCTAAAAAACCTTTTACAGTTGCTATTGCAGTGGACGCAAATCCAATTAAATCATTTCCTTGCGAAATTATATTTTCTGTTATTTCACAAATTGTTGAAAAATCAATTTCAAAACTACCATTTTTAAAAGCTGTTACATTCATCCGTAAATAAGAATCCGGATTTTCGTATATAGCAGCCATTTTGGTAAGTTCTGCAATATTGCTTATGATTTTAGAAAGAAGTATTGCATCAATTGAACTATTTCCATCTAAATGGAAAGAAAAAACATCTTCACTTTTCACTAATTTCACACCCATTTTTATCACCTCTGTTTACATTATAGAACATATGTTTTAATTTGTAAATAGGGCTTTATTATATATCATAAATAATATTTGAAAAACATTGACAATAATTTGAATATTATATATAATATTTATGGAGAGTGATAACTTTCCAGCTACTTTTTTGACCGCTCATAGTGCCAGCTGTGGGCGGTCTTTCTTTATTATCACATCAATAAATTATCTCTGTAAAATTCCATTGCTTCAATCATAAATTTATTTGTGACATTAAAATATTCGGCAAGTTCCCACGGCTCTGTTATACCGTTGTGAACCGCTTCTTTCAGCTCATCCAAAGGGATGAGCTTTTTTATTGTGTGTTTCTTTACTTTTTGTTCCATTTTACCTTTTACGGTTAATGGAGTTGTGAATAAATAAAAAGCACCTAAATCTATGTGAACTTCTTCGTGAGCAAGCAAAACTGTTTCCTCGGCAGTAGTTTCAATCTTGCTTTTGTCAAGAACTACAATTCCGTTTTCGTAAGGAAAAGAAAATGCTTTTGCTTTGTCAGTTTTGAAATAATCAACAGTTATCCCTTTTTGTTCACATTCAAAATAAATATCCTCTAAAGTCATTCAATCATTTCCTTTTTGAGATTTTTTAAATTTGATATAGCTAAGTATATCGTTTTTAAAATCTTCGCTTTCTCCTTCCATTTCTTGATAAGCAGCATACGAAAGTTCATCAAAATTTGCTTTCGGAAGAGGGGAAGAAACCTTTCTTGCAACATCTTCAACTAACTTTTCAATCTGCTCATGCTGTTTCTTTTCTTCTTCGATTTCCTGCTCAGTCATAAGCCTTTCAACAGGAACACCGAGATAATTGGCTATTTTAAGGCGAGTTTGGTATTTAGGTAAAACACCGTTTTTCCAATTGCGTATAGAACCTTTACTCAAACCAACTGCAACCAAAACCGCAGTAACCGTTGTACCGTTCTCTTTACATATTGAATCCAATAAATCAAAGAACACAAAAATGCACCTCTACTTTTGTGCACTTTTCACGAAGTTCACATAAATGCACTTAAATTTCAAAAATGCACTTGCAAAGTACACTTTTATGCACTATAATAAACTTGTCAAGACGATGTGGGGACATTAACTTGACGAAAATAGGTGTGTGAATGTGCACCAACTTTGTAATCTAATTTTTTTAACTGATTAAATTATAAAGGCATAGTGCACATTTGTCAACCTAAATTATCAATAAAAAAGGAGGTAATAAATTGTGGATTTTTACAAAATTGTGTCAGATATATGCGATAAAAGAAATATAACACTTTGTTCGTTACTCTCTCAATTAGAAATGAGCAAAGCTAACATCCGAAACTGGCGTAATGGCGTTATTCCTAAAATTTCAGTAAGACAGAAAATTGCTGAAATCACAGATACACCAGTTGAAAACTTACTGACGAATGAAGAAAAGTCAGTTGTCAATGAAATTCTTAAAAAGAACAGTAGGTAATACCACACAATCAATAATACCACAATCACAGTCCTATTAAACGGACTTTGCTGAAAAGAGGTGAAGAAATGAAAAATAAAATGATAGGCAACTATTCAAATGAAGGAGTGCTTAATATATCGGCTACAAATTTGCAGGAGTTTGAAAGCCTTATAAAAAAGGCAAAAAAACAAGCTGACGAATTGCAGGATACAATCAATCAGCTTGAATTCTTCAATTTTAGTTTTAAGTTCTCAACAGATAAGGATAATTAGTTTTTCTTTGTCATTTTTTCTGCATTCATAGCAGAAATGTCAAAATCTATAAAAGAAACGATTGCATTTATAAATTCGATTAAGTCGTCAACATTGTATTCCTGCTGCTTTCTTTCGTAATGGGTTTCGTCATTACCTATCCAAGCAGAAGCCACAGCTAAGTGTTTGATTTTACCATTGTCAATATAATTATTGATACATTGTGACAATGGAGCTTTTATTATTGCTTCTTTATCATCAGGGCGTAGAAAAATGGCATAATCTTTTACCAAAAATTCCAACGCTTTTCTGTAAGCCATTCCTGAAATATCATTCAAACGATACTGCTGTGAAGCATAAGCCTGATTGTAAATGCTACAAAAATCAGGTGACAAAGCCTTGATGTGCTTTGAAAATTTTCGTTCTTCTACTCTGTAAATAGGTTCAAAACCCATAAGGTCGGTTTTATCATAATAAGGACCTATATGATAATTACCTAAAAATGTTTTTTCGCAGTTAGGGCAGAAGAAATGAACGAAAAGATTTGGATAAGATATATCACTATCAATGAAGTAAGAGTCCAAATATGACGGGGTACCTGATTTGTTGCAAATAGGACAAACGGACGGATATTTAATTTCAAATTCTTTTTGCAGGCGACTATTATTTAATGAAGTACAGCCTGAGATAGTCTTTTTGATAATCAAAGACTCCTTTCTATATAGTATTGGAAATATTGTAACACTTAATTGAAAATAAAGCAATATATCGAAAAGAGGTGATAACAATGCAGATAACAGGCACACCCGATGAAATCGCAGAATTTATGAATCTGCTGAAAAGCGATTACAGAGGTGACTGCACAATCGAAAAAGATGTTAATTGAAATAAAGTAGGGAGGTGTTTATATGGACACAGTTCAGATGAACAAAAAAATCAAAGAAATTATGGATAGCAGTGATGTCTATCTGCTCTCGGAAGATGCCGCAAAGGCTATTGGAGTTGCTCCGCAAAACTTGCGTGAACAGGCAAAGGACGAACCCGAAAAATTGGGATTCAATATAATTGTAGTCGGCACATCTATCCGTATTCCGAGAATACCGTTTCTCAATTATATTCTCGGTTCAAACCCGTTGAAAGGAGTGTAACAAATGTGGTTAAGAAACTATCCGACACGCAGAAAACTGCTCAAAGATGTGGAAAACCTCAGAGCAGAGAACAGACATCTCAGCATTGAACTGAGAAACGCAAGAACAGACCTTGCACTTGAAAAAACAGCGTCAAGCGGTTACAAGCACGAAAACCGAGAGCTAAAACGCAAGCTCAAAGCCTATGAATCATCAGAATCCGAATCCTTCGGTTTTGAATGTGTGGGGGTGAAGAAATGAGCAATAAAAAAAGTGCCTGCGACACTGTGAATGCCACAAGCACAAAGAACAATAAACCTAATTCAATTATATCCTCTGCAACAGAAAAAATCAAGTTGTGCAACGAAAAAAATCTTAAAGACCATAAATCTAAAGCAATTCTTGAGCCGGTAAAGAAAATGCTCTGCGAATTTTCGGCGCAGAACGAGGAATTTGCAAGAGCCGTTACGGCTGCAGAAAACCTTGAAAACCTGATTGACGAAGTGGGAAAGAAACTTCCCGCTGCAGTTTCCGACCTTGATGTGTATCAGCAGATTGTCGGTAAGGTTTTCCCCGGAGCAAAGGTTACTTTCACAATGCAGATACATATGTCTGAATACGAACTTGAAGAACCCAATGTCGCAGAGCAGAAAACAGATCCTGTTACCCTTGACCTCGGCAATCTTATAGATTGGTAGGTGTCGGTATGATTAAAAATCCCGAATATCTGCTCGAGAATATTCCTGATATTACAAGTGAAAACGAAGAGCAAGTAGTGCCGTATTTCCCACAATATGCCTTTTATGAAAATAAAGGCAAGGGTATGTGTGATTACTTTTGTACAAGCTGTCGTTGCTGGCATCTTAATGAGCCGTTCAGACTTGCACATGACCAAATTTATATATGCAGCCATTGTGGGGAGACCGTCAAAGCAAAGGCTTTGCATTATGGCAGAAAGAAACTTGAAAGAAGTCGCAAGTTTGGGCTTTGCTTTGCTCAAAACGGCAGACTGTACATCAGATTTATAACGGTTTATCAGGGATTTTCGGAAGATATTTACAACGAAAATCCTGTCGAAATGATGCCCCGATATACTTTTTCGGATGAATATCTTTATGTATATGAACAGCACGCAATGCAAAGATTTGCATATGGCTGGTACGATAAATCATTTCATCCGCTGAAAACAGACGGAGTTATCCCCTTTACATCACAAGGTTTTGCGTGGTATTGGGGCCCGTCAGAAAAAACCTTGTATTCAGGCTGGGGTTCAACCGTACTTTTAAATCTCGATGTAATAACCGATACGGATCTCAGATATTCGTGTGCGGATGAGCTTTCAAACAGATATACGGTTCAAGGGATTCTCAAATGGCTGAATATATATGTAAGGCACAATAATGCAGAATACCTGATTAAAGGCGGTTTTGAGCATATTGCAGAGCTTTTGATTGACGGCAAACTTTCACTCAATAAAATTCATTGGAAAGAAACCAATCTGCTTAAAATGCTCGAATGTCGTAAGGAGGATATGCACTTTTTCGCAGATTATGATTCAAGTGCAATTGAACTTTACCGCAGTGTGATAAAGGAAGAACCGACCATTCATATGGCAAGCGAGTTCATAAGCAAGCTGTCAAAGCTCGGTACTTATGCTGTAGATGAACTTCACAAAAATAACCTTACATACAGACAGATTCTAAAGTACGGCAAAAACAATCGGAGAGTAATGCTGTGGAAGGATTATCTTGATAACTGCCAAAAACTTCCCGAGGGTATCGAAGAAATAATGCCGGCTCATCTTGAAGAGGCTCACGACAGAACGCTTGAAAAGGTTGCTTTCTATGCAAACAAAGAAGAAACGGAGCAGATTGCAAAAATGGCAAAGACACTTTCTCCGTTGCTGATGAGCACAGACAGCCTTATAATGCTTGCCCCAAAAAGCGGTGAAGAAATAATAGCAGAGGGCAGAATATTACAGCATTGCGTCGGCGGATATGTAAGGCGGCACGCAAGAGGTGACACGATAATACTTTTCATTCGTCATAAAGATAAACCGAAAATCCCGTTTTTTACGATTGAAGTAAATCCCGAAACATTGAAAATAATGCAGTGCCACGGTTACAAAAATGAGCGTGACAGCGGATTTAAAAAGCCGGATGAAATCAAGAAATTTGAAAAGCAATACGCTGAATTTTTGGAGGATATAAAAAATGTCAGAAATAACAGTAAGCGAACAGCATAAGCAGGCAATTGAACTGCATCAGAAGATAATTGTCAGCGCTAACCTTGCACAGCAGAACATATGGGATATGTGCAACGCACTCAAGACTATGCGTGACAACAAGCTTTACAAGGAGCTTGGATATCAGAACTTTGAGGACTACTGCGAAACAGAGGTAGGTTTTAACCGTAAGCAAGCACACAAGTATATTTCGATAATCGAAAATATAAAGTTTGAAAATGTCCACTCGAGTGGACATTTAGGAGTTACAAAACTTGCTCTTCTTGCAACAGTAAGCGAACCCGAACAGGCTGAAATCGCCGAAAAGCTCGACCTTGAAAACACAACGGTCAAGCAGTTAAAGGCAGAGATTGACAGGCTGAAGGACGAAAAGCAGGAGGCAACCGACAAGAGCATTGACTATTGCCGACAGCTCAATAACGCTAAGAAAGATGCCGACTATTACAAACAGCAGGCGGACACTTCAAAAGAAAGCTATCGCAATATTGAAAATCAGCTTGCAGAGGAAAAGAACAAAAATTTCAAGCTGACGAACAAAGTTCAGGAGCTTGAAAGCCGTCCTATTGAGGTTGCCGTTGCAGAGCCGAGTGATAACGAACGCAGGCTTAACGAAACGATTAAGGCTTTGGAAAGAGAGAACATTAAGCATTATGACGAGCTCGAAGCGGAGTATCGCAATAATGAAAAAATCGTCAGAAAACAACTTGAGGACGAAAAACAGGAGGCTCTTCGCAAACAGAAAGAGGAGTATGAAGAAAGGCTGAAAAATGTTCAGACTGCCGACGGTTCATCAGATGACAAGGATGTCTTTAAGGCATACTTTTCAATTGCATATGACAGCTTTGTCCGTATGCTCGATTTCGCCAAGCAGTCACAGGACAAGGAATTTTTCAAGGGCAAGGTTGAACATTTAATAGAGGCGCTTGCCACACAAAACATAAATCTTTAAGGGGGAGCAACAATGAAACTTTATGAGCTTACCGAGATGTACTCGGATTTATTTAATCAGTTTGACGCTATCAACGAATGGGAACCTGATACGAATGCAGACGGAATGCCGATTGATGATGACGGTAATATTATTGCCAATGTGGACGCATACCGCAACAAGATGTTGACAGCGTGGTTCGATACTCTCACGGGCATTGAGGGCGAATTTGACGAAAAAGCCGAGAGCATTGCAATCTACTACAAACAGCTTCTTGCCGAGGCTAAAATGCTTAAAGCCGAAAAGGCGGCAATTGCAAAAAGACAGTCACAAAAAGAAAAACAGGCGGAGAGTCTTAAAACCTATCTGTTTAAGTCAATGCAGGCACTCGGCAGACAGAAGATTGATATGCCGAGAGCGGTTATGTCGCTTAAAAAGAACGCTCCGAGCCTTGTTGTTGATGATGAAATTTCATTTGTTGAGTGGGCGGAGGAACACAATCTTGACCACCTCTTAAAGTACAATATGCCCGAAGTGAAAAAGAATGATGTCAAGGCTCTCTGCAAAAAGGGCGAAGAAATCCCCTTCGTCCATATGGAATCAAAGCAGTCATTAAGTATTAAGTGAGGTGTTATTTATGGGATTACCTGTATTGGTTTTAGGATATTCAGGCAGCGGAAAATCTGCCTCTTTAAGAAATTTCAAAGCAAATGAACTTGCTCTTGTAAATGTGAACGGAAAATCACTTCCGTTCAGAACCAAATTTACTTCTTCAATCAATTCCGATAACTACATTGATATTGAGGACTTTATCAAAAAGCAGAAATGCAAGTCGATTGCAGTTGATGACGCACAGTATCTCATGGCTAACGAGTATATGAGAAGAGCCAAGGAAACAGGCTTTCAGAAGTTTACCGATATCGGTAAAAATTTTTGGGAGCTTGTGAAAGAGGTTGAAACTCTCCCGAATGACACGATTGTTTATTTTCTCAGCCATATTGAAACCGACGAAAACGGCAGACAGAAAGCTAAAACAATCGGCAAGTTGCTTGACGAAAAAATCTCGGTCGAGGGAATGTTTACCACGGTTTTAAAAACTGTTGTCGTTGACGGCAAGTATCTTTTTGCAACACAAACGGACGGTAACGATACCTGTAAAAGTCCGATAGGCTTGTTTGATTCAATGTACATATCAAATGACCTTAAAATTGTTGATGAAGCATTGAGAACATACTATTCAATGCAACCCGAACAGTATTGTGATGAGTGCAAAGCACCGATACTTTCGGACGGTAAACGCACCGTTAAACAGATCATTGACGGCACAACAAAAAATTACGGCAGACAGCTCTGTATGCAGTGTGTTGCAAAGCTGATAAAGCAGAAGAAACAGGAAAAGCAGAGAGAGGGTGCAGACAATGCAACTTCGACCGTATCAGAATGACCTTGTTGAACAGGTAAGACAGGCTTGGCGAGAGGGTTACAAAGCTCCCTGTATAGTTCTCGGTTGCGGCGGCGGAAAGTCCTGCATTGTCGCAGAAATTGCAAGACGAACAACTTGGAACGGGAAACGAGTGCTGTTCCTTGTTCACAGGAGAGAGCTTGTTGACCAAATATTCAGAACCTTTGTCCGCTGGGGTGTGCTTATGGATTTGTGCCAAATCGGTATGGTGCAGACCTTTACACGAAGATTGAAGAAACTGCCAAAACCCGCACTTATCATCACAGACGAAAATCATCACAGCCTTGCACAAAGCTACAAACGCATTTACGAACATTTTTCAGATGTTCCGAGGGTTGGCGTCACCGCAACACCTGTCCGATTAAACGGTGACGGTTTGGGCGATGTCAACGACAAGCTCATAATCGGGGTGAGTACAAAATGGCTCATTGAGCATAACTGCCTTGCCCCGTATGACTACTACGCTCCGAGTGTCGCCGACCTTACGGGTTTACATACTAAAATGGGCGAATATGTAACAGCGGATATTGAAAAGGCAATGATTAAAAACACGGTATTCGGTGATGTTATCAAATATTACAAACAGCTTGCAGACGGTAAGAAAGCCGTCTGTTACTGTTCTTCGGTAAAGCACAGTCTTGCAACAGCGAAGGCATTCCGTGACGCAGGAATTTCAGCCGAGCATATTGACGGAGCTACTCCAAAGGCACAGAGAGAACAGATTATAGCCGATTTCAGAAACGGCAAAATTACAATCCTCTGCAATGTTGATTTGATTTCAGAGGGCTTTGATGTGCCTGACTGCGAATGTACAATTCTGCTTCGACCTACTCACAGTCTTACTCTTTACATTCAGCAGTCAATGCGATGTATGCGTTATAAGCCAAACAAAAGGGCGGTAATCATTGACCATGTGGGCAACTATGCAAGGCACGGAATGCCTGATGACGACCGAGAATGGACGCTTGAAAAACGCAAAAAGCAGAGTGTCAAAAAGGTTGAAAAGGAGCAGGAGGAAAAGGTCAGACAATGTCCCGAATGTTTCTTTACATTTTCAGCACCGCCGGCAGGACAGAAAGCCGTGTGTCCACATTGCGGTTATGTTTTCCCGACAGCCGAAAGAACCGTTGAAACCGACACTACCGCAAAGCTTATTAAGGTTGAGGGCTTTAAGCTTGATTTCAGCACACCCGAGGATTGCCACAGCTATGCGGACTTGCTTGCATACGCAAAAAGCCACGGCTACAAAACAGGCTGGGCATATTTTCAGGCACGAAAGAGAGGAATGATAGCTTGACAGAAGAACACGCAATTCAGAACAAAATCCGTATTGCAATTGCACCATACTGCGATATTTTCCGTATAAATGTAGGTGCAGGCTTTACAAAGGACGGCAGATATTTCAACACGGGAGTTCCGCCCGGATTTTCGGATTTATTCGGTGTCAGAAAATCAGACGGCAGGGCGGTTTTTATCGAGGTTAAAACTCCCAAAGGTAAACCAACCGAAAAGCAGAAAAATTTTATACAAATAATGAGGCTCAACGGTGCTGTTGCAGGAGTATGCAGAAGTGCCGATGATGCGATAGAGTTAATAACAAAGGAGTAAAATTATGGGATTTAAAGCAAATTGGAGCGAGGCGGCACAGCCTGATTCACTCAAGCCCGAGGGCGATTATGAGTGTCTTATAGCAAAGGCAGAGGAGCGTGACTACACTAATTCAAAAGGCGAGGAAAAAACCTGCCTGAACATTTCGTTCGTTATCCGAAACGATGTTGAGCAGGGGTATAAAAACGGATATATCTTCCATACCTTGTGGAAACGCATAGAACCGACCGAGAACGATATGCAGGTAAACGGATACGGCTTTAATCAGGTTATGGCTCTCGGCAAGGCGGCAGGACTTCCCGACGGCAAGGATTACGACAGCCTTGAACAGTTCCTCGGTGAGCTTGTGAAAAAGCCTGTTCGTGTAACCGTTAAGCACGGCGAATGGAACGGCAAAAAAAGAGAAGAAGTCAGCTGGCTCAATCCTACAAAGTATCCGACAGTAAAGCATACCTTCAAACAGTCGCAGAACGGCACGGCAACAGCCTATGCACAGCCACAGCAGAGTTATGCACCTGCACAGACAGCAAATCAGGGCTTTGAAGATATGCCGCTCGATGATGATTTACCGTTCTGATTTTAAAAAATTTCTTCGGGAATTGCATAAAACAATGCAATTTTCACCGTATTTATACCCATATATGGAGGTGAAAAAATGGGCTTTACAAATTTAAACCCAAATAAAAATAAATATTTTGCAGTTCCCGAGGAATTGAAAGGTTATAAAAACTGGGTGTGCTGGCAGTCATATCCAGATCCGAAATCGCACAGCGGAATTTCAAAGAAACCGATAAATCCAAGAACGGGTGGCTTTGCAATGCCGAATAACTCGGACACTTGGTCGGACTTTGAAACGGCAGTCAGAGAATCCGCCAAATATTCGGGCATAGGCTTTATGTTCTCAAATTCACCGTTCTTCGGTGTTGACCTTGACGATATGCCGAATGACATTCAGGACTACCAAAACGGCGGAGCTGACAACATAATCAGCGAGTTTGTGAACACTTTGCAGAGCTACACCGAATTTTCGCAGAGTAAAACAGGCGTGCATATCATCTGCAAGGGAACTCTTCCCGAGGGCAGAAGAAAGGCGAAGAATGATTCGGGCGGTTTTGAAATGTACGAAAACGGCAGATTCTTTGTTGTAACGGGCGACTACTGCTCGGAATATGCCTACATAAACGATTGCACCGAAAGCATAAAGCCGTTACATTCAAAATATCTCGGCAAGGCAACAGAGCCACAGCCACAGCTCCGTAACATTGAGGTTAATCTCAATACGGTTGACGATATCGTAAGGGCTGCCTGCAATGCCAAAAACGGCAATCTTTTCAGAGCCTTATACAGCGGTGATTTTTCGGCTTATGCGTCACAGAGCGAGGCTGATATGGCATTCTGCAATATGCTTGCGTTTTGGTGCGGATGCGACACCGACAAGATGGATTCGATTTTCAGACAATCAGGCTTAATGCGTGACAAGTGGGACAGAAAGCAGTCCGGCACAACCTACGGCATTATAACCCTACAAAAGGCTGTGTCGGGCTGTACGCAGACCTACAACCCAAAACAGCATAACGATTACTCAATTTCAATCGGTGAGGGTAAGGCTGTTCAAGCGGTTGACGAAGAAAAAATGCGTGCCTACACCTTTGACGATATGGGCAACGCCGACAGGTTTGTTGATTTATTCGGCGATAGCGTAAGGTATTGCTACACCGAGAAAAAATGGTACTACTACAATTCTATGAAGTGGTGTGTTGACAATATCGGGGTGGTTTTGCGAATGGCGGACAAAAGCGTTGAGGCTATGAAAGCCGAAGCAAGGCTTTACTTGCAAGCTGATGAAGAGAACGGCGGAGATATGTCAAAAGCATTTGAAAAGCATATGAAAGCAAGCCGTTCAAACAAATCAAAAAAAGCAATGCTCAACGAGGTTGAACACCATATCCCCGTACTTCCGGCACAAATGGATAAATACCGTATGGCATTAAACACCCCAAGCGGAATAATCAACCTTAAAAACGGCGAAGTGAGGGCACACAATCCCGAATATTATTTTACAAAGATAACTTCGGTTGACTGTTCTCAAACGGCAGAGTGTCCCCGTTGGCTTGCATTTCTTGACGATATTTTTGCAGGCGATAAGGAGCTTATTCGCTACATTCAAAAGGCGGTCGGTTACAGCCTGACAGGCTCAACAGCCGAGCAATGTGCATTCTTCCTTTACGGCACGGGACGAAACGGCAAAAGTACATTCATTGATGTTATCCGTGATGTGTTCGGCGATTATGCCGCAAATATTCAACCCGAAACAATTATGGTAAGAAACTCTCAGAGCAGTGCCATAAACAGCGACATTGCACGGTTAAAGGGCGCAAGACTTGTCACCTCGGTTGAGCCGAACGAGGGCGTACGAATTAATGAGGGACTTCTCAAACAGCTTACGGGTGACGATACCGTAACGGCAAGAAAGCTGTACAGTGAGGAATTTGAGTTCAAGCCCGAGTTTAAGCTGTGGATGGCGACAAACCATAAACCGATTATCAGAGGCACCGACACGGGCATATGGCGAAGAATACACATGATACCGTTCAATGTTCAGATTCCCGAGGATAAGGTTGACAAGAACCTTACGCATAAGCTCAAGGCAGAAATGACCGCAATTTTCAAATGGTGTATCGACGGCTGTATTCTGTGGCAGAGAGAGGGTTTGAAAATGCCGTCCGCCGTTCTTCAGACCGTGAGAGAGTACAAGCGTGAAATGGATGTCATTTCCGCCTTTATCGAGGACAGATGTGTGTTAGAGGGTTCGGTTCAGGCAAGCACGCTCTATGCCGCCTATACAAGCTGGGCAGGGGATAACAACGAATATTGTATGTCAAACACCAAATTCAGCACCGAGCTTGCTAAACGATTTGAAAAGGTAAGAGGCAAAAACTATAACTTTTTCAACGGCATTTCACTTTTTAAAGATTGTTGAGGTGGAGGGTGGTGGAGGGTTTGACGGTTTTTCTAACCTTTCGTATAAGAAAAATAAACTAATATTATATATATAGAAAGGGTTCTTTAAAATCGCACCAAACCCTCCACTACCCTCCGAAAGAGGTAATATGAAAAAATATGATTTTAAAAATCCACAGGTGTTTGAACAGCTTGAAGATAAAGCAATTGACGGTCAGCTTGATTACTCATCCTTTCCTCCGCCCGAATATAAATACTTTTCAAGGCTTGCAAAGGTCGGCTACAACAACCGTCATAAAGGCTGGGATATAAACATCTGCCTTGAATGGCAGGACAAGCTCAGAACGGAGTATAAGCGTGATAGGGACAACGCGGACGAATACCGTATGCTCTCACAAAGAATTATGGATAATGTAAAGAAAAGCGCCGACTTCGTCCGTAAGATGTATCAGTCCCAAACCAACGAGCAAACTGTAATCAATGCCCTCCAAGCCTTGGAATGCCTAACCAACGAAAACGGCTTAACCAAAAGAATAACCGAAAAATTAAAGGAGAGTGATAGAAATGAAACTCAGACAGGAAATCAATAACACCCGTGATATGATTGACGGTGAACTCAATCGCATTATGGTCACAGATGATATAGAAGAGATAAGAGGGTTGACATATTATTTATTTTGTAACATAAATAATCTTATCTGCAAGAATCAACAAAGAATTGCCAAATCGTTGAGAGGTGAAGAAAATGATTGACTGTTCAAAAACAGAGAATTATTTCGCTGAAAAGCGAAGGATGACGAAAAGAACAAAGAATGGAATATGCAAAACTAAGTGTAGTGACTGTCCTTTGTGCAGTGAAAACAATGGAATATCCGAAAATTTGTCGTGTACAAATTTTGAGATGCATTATCCCGAAAAAGCTATTGAAATCATCCAAAAGTGGAGTAATGAACACCCACAGAAAACATATTTAACAGAACTGTTGAAAAACTATCCGAATGCTAAGCTTGGTGAAAATGGCGTGCCTATGAATATGTGTCCGTCGATACTTGGGCTTCAAGACCTTGAAAACTGCGGTGAAATAAGTTGCGTTGAATGTTGGAATCAGCCAGTTAAGGAGAGTGAGAAAAATGGCTAAATTAAAAATTCGTGAGATATGCGGTGATTATGCGTTAGATATACCGTTCGCAGACGGTAGTGTAAACACGATATACTTTAATTCAAAACGAAATGCCGAAACAGTTAAGCATATTATCGAAGTTGATGATAGTAAACCTAATAATGCTACGGTGTGTGAAATGGAAGAGATTAAACACGGAAAGTGGGAATACGACAGCGGGGATGTCGGCTATACAAATTATTTATGTTCTGAGTGTGGCAACTTTCTCACTTTTTACGAGGACATTGATTTGTATCCATATTGCCCTTACTGTGGGGTAAAAATGGATAAGGAGTAAACGAAGATGACAAATTTTGAAAAAATAAAATCGATGAACAAAGAGCAGATGACAGATTTTATATTTCACGCATTATACGATGATATTTGCGATTACTGCGAAAAATGCGGTAATCCTTGCAACGGAGATGAAGATTGTCTTGAAAATGAAGAAATTATTAGAAAATGGCTTGAAAGTGAGGTAGATATGGATTGACAGCGAGAGAGATTAAGGATATTAACAGAGAGATTTCACGGCTGAGGGCGAAAATGGCACGGATTCAGGCTGAGGCGGACAACACGGCGGTGACGCTGGGTGAACGAATTATTCCGTCAGGTCAGACATCCGACAGGGTGGGCAATGCGGTGGTGCAGATTGCAGATATTCAAAGGGATATTCAGAACCTTGAAATTCGCCGAAACTCGGCTCTGAACAGCCTCTCACGGGAGAATTTTGTGGAAAACTGCCTGTTTATGCACCTCGGCTTAAAATACAGCTGGGCGAAGATTGCAGTCGATACAGGCGGAATCAATACCCCCGACAACATAAGAAAAATGTGCAACCGCCACCATTGGTAAATTTGTCCGTTTTTCCGTTTTAGGTGCGGTATAATGTAAACTGAAGAAAGCAACAAAACGACATAGGCATTTATGTCCCCCTAAAAAATCGCACAGACCGCTCTCGTTTGAGGGCGGTTTTGTGTTGTGAGGGAAAATCAGATAAAAGAGGTGAGGTGATTGCCCAATGAGAAAAATTTAATACCGTTTACATCTGACCAAAGCCGTGATGAAGCCGTGAAAAACGGAGCAAAGGGCGGTAAGGCTTCGGGTAAGTCACGCCGCCGTAAAAAGAGTATGAAACAGGTTATGGATATGTTACTTTCGTTGCCTGCCAACACTCCTGCCGACTGGGAAATGCTTATTGATATGGGAATTAATGTTGATGAGATTGACGAAGATTTGGTCAATAATTTGCTCGTTGTAAATGCGGCACTTCTCAAAAAGGCTAAAACAGGTGATGTTAATTCCATTAAAGAATTAAGAAATATTATCCGTGACAATGTTTTTGAAAATCATAAAATCAAGCTCGACAATGCCTATCTCGACATTGAACGCAAAAAGGCTGAACCGCCAAAGAGTGACGGTTCGGAGTACAAAGGAATACCGGCTAATATGGTTGCACCGTCGTTTTCGTCGGTGCTTTTTGATATTGAGGGTAAAGAACATTCGGAATATGTTTTCCCCGGCGGAAGAGGTTCAACAAAATCGTCTTTCGTCAGTCTGAATGTTATTGATTTGCTTATGAAGAACGAGGATATGCACGCCTGTATTTTTCGTCAGGTAGCCGACACTCTGCGCAGTTCGGTGTATCAGCAGATTTTGTGGTCAATCTCTGCTCTCGGTCTTGAAAGCGAGTTTAACTGCACCGTGTCACCTCTCGAAATCACGAGGGTAAGCACAGGACAGAAAATATACTTCCGTGGAGCAGATGATCCGGGCAAGATTAAATCAATCAAAGTACCGTTCGGCTATATCGGCGTTGTGTGGCTTGAAGAACTTGACCAGTTCACGGGCGAGGAGGCTGTCAGAAAGATTGAACAGTCGGTGATTCGCGGCGGTGACACGGCTTTTAAATTTAAATCGTTCAACCCTCCGAAATCTGCACAGAACTGGGCGAACAAGTATGTTAAAATTCCCCGTCAAGACCGGCTCGTTATTGAGAGTACATACCTTACAGTACCGTCAAAATGGCTCGGAAAGCCGTTTATAGATGATGCAGAGTTCCTGAAAGAAACAAACCCTACCGCCTATGAAAACGAGTATATGGGCATTGCTAACGGCACAGGCGGCAATGTATTTGATAATGTTGTTATTCGTGAGGTCACAGATGACGAAATTCAGACCTTTGACAGATTTTACAGAGGAGTTGACTGGGGCTGGTATCCTGATCCGTTTGCCTATGATTGTATGACTTATATTCCAAGTCAACACAAGCTCATTATTTTTGACGAGGAACATTGCAACAAGACAAGCAACAAAGAAACAGCCGAATTGCTCAGAACTAAGCACGGAGTTACAAGCAATGATTTAATCACTTGCGACAGTGCAGAACAGAAGTCAGTCGGCGATTACAGAGCTGACGGTTTAATGGCTCGTTCGGCAGAAAAAGGACCCGGTTCGGTTGTTTACTCGATGAAGTGGTTGCAGTCTTTACGGGAGATTGTGATTGATAACACACGCTGTCCGCATACTGCACAGGAGTTTCTCGACTATGAATACGAGCGTGACAAGGATGGCAATGTTATCAGCGGTTATCCCGATAAGGACAACCACCATATTGACGCTGTCAGATATGCAATGAACAGAGTATGGAAACGCAGAGGTGAATAATGGGACTTATAGATTTTTTGAAAGGAGTGTGGAGGCGAATGTTTCCGCTTGAAAATATTCGGCAGGCGCTTAATTTACGACTTGCGATTACAGCAGAAATGCAAAAGGCTATCGGTGTATGGCAAAACTGCTATGTCGGCAAAGCTCCGTGGCTTGATGAAAATGTCATCAGTTTGAGGCTTGAGCAGTCAATCACAAGGGAGTTTGCTAACATTACGCTTAACGAAATGACGGTGAACATCTCAAATGAAACGCTGTTAAAATTGTTTGAAACTGCAACCGAGGAGCTTAATTCAGAGTTACAGTCAGGTCTTGCAACAGGCGCAATGGTCATCAAGCCTTTGGGCGGTGACAGGGTGCAATATATCTCGGCAAATGCTTTTGTGCCGATTGAGTTTGACACAAAGCACAGGCTTGTAAAGGTCATCTTCCCCGAATTTAAGAAAATCGGTGACAACTACTACACAAGGCTTGAATATCACAGCCTTGACAAGGACAAGGGCTTGACTGTTACTAACACGGCTTACCGTTCGTCATCATCCGAGGTTCTCGGTACTGAAATTCCTCTCGCTGTCATTGACGAGTGGGCAGACTTACCGCCTGCGGTCACATACCCCGATATGAAAAGACCTGCGTTCGGTTATTTCAGAGTGCCGATTAAAAACACGGTTGACGGCTCGTCTTGCGGTATGTCGATTTTTGACAGCGGACTTGAAATCATTCAGAAAGCCGATATGCAGTTCGGACGGCTTGACTGGGAATTTGAAAGCGGAGAGCGTGCGATTCATGTTGATTCTGCCGCATTAAAGGACGGCAAATCCGACAGACTTAACAGGCGTTTGTACCGTGCCGTTGATGTTGATTTGGGCGATGAAGAACTGTTCAAGGATTTTTCGCCTGCGTTCCGACAGTCCGACATTACGGACGGCTTGAATACATATCTGCGTATGATTGAATTTGCGGTCGGTCTTGCATACGGTGACCTTTCAAACCCCGAAACAGTTGCAAAGACTGCTACGGAGATTAAGTCAGCAAAGGACAGAAAGTACAACACCGTGTCGGCAATTCAGAAACAGCTTCGCTATTGCCTTGATGACTTGGTGTATGCTCTTGCCTTTTACAATTCGCTGACAACAAGCGGTTATTCGTTTGTATGCGATTTCAAGGACAGTATTCTGACCGATGAAGAAACCGAACGCAAGCAGGATATTCAGGACTTGAACCTTGGTATTATGCGACCTGATGAGTACCGTATGAAATGGTATGGAGAGGACGAAAAGACAGCGAAAAAGAATCTTCCGCAGTCCTCTGAGGTTATCGAATAATGTTCACTCCGACTGAAATTGAGGCTTTGCCCTCGGCTATGGAACAGTTGTACCGCAGTTTACAGTTAAATATTATGTCCGACCTTACGGGGCGTTTGAAAGCTAACGGTGAGGAGATAACCTCTGCCGCCGATTGGCAGATAAACCGCTTGTATGAATTGGGCGTGAGTAAGGATGAAATAGACAGCCTTATTCAAAGCACGCTAGATGTGTCTGACGATGAAATCGACAGAATCTATGACGAAGTCGTGAAATCGGGATATGCAAGAAATGAGGAGCTTTATACAAGCAAGGGCAAAGAGTATATTCCTTATGCAGAAAATAAACAGTTGCAACAACTTGTAAAGGCGGTCAAAAATCAGACAAAATCGGAGTACAGGAACATTACAGGCTCACTCGGATTCGCCGTGAGAGATGCCGACAATACGCTGTCATTTACTCCGCTTGCGGACTTTTACCAACGCACTCTTGACAACGGACTTATGCAGATTGCAAGCGGTGCGGTTGATTATAACACAGTCCTTAAAAAAGCGGTTAAAGCTATGACCGACAGCGGATTGCGTACCGTTGATTATGCAAGCGGTTGGAGCAATCGTGTTGATGTGGCGGTTCGCAGGGCATTGATGACAGGTTTTAATCAGGTGGTTGCAAAGGTCAACGAGGACAACGCCGAACAGCTCGGCACGGAATATTTCGAGGTCAGCTATCACCGTGGTGCAAGACCGACACATCAGGTGTGGCAGGGCAGAGTGTACAGCAAAAAGGAGCTTGAAACAGTCTGTGGATTGGGTACGGTCACAGGACTTTGCGGTGCAAATTGTTATCACAGCTATTCGCCGTTTATCAAAGGCATTGATACCCCGACATACAGCGAAGAAGAACTTGACCGTATGAACGAGGAGGAGAACACGCCGAAAGAATACAACGGCAGACAGTACGCGGCATATGAGGCACAGCAGAGGCAAAGACAGCTTGAAACCGCAATGCGTGCCGACCGACAGAAGATTGAACTGCTTACACAGGGCGGTGCAGACTATGACACAATCACAGGTGCAAAGGTCAGATACTTTCAAAGGCAGGACGAATATGTAAAGTTTTCAAAAGCTATGGGACTTCCCGAACAATGGGAAAGAGTAACCGTAAACGGCAAAAATGCTTTAGGCTCAAAACTCCCGAAAAAGGCAGAACGCTTTGACCACCGTGCCGAATACAGTCTTGACGAGGACAATAAACGCATTGCCCAAACCCGAGCCGATGAGTGGCACGATAAAGCAAAAAAAGCAAAGAAAAAGAGTAAAAAAATAGATACAGGCACAAGTCAGAAATCAGATGTTCAGAAAAAAACTGTTGAAAAGGCAGAAAATAATGATATAATTAAAGAAACAAAACAACTGTCTTTGAGTAATGTTGAAGAATTTGAAAATTGGCAGAATGATTATTATGAACTAAATAAAGATGTATCGTTCAGTCGAGATGATAACCATTCTATTTACCGATATACAGGTGGTGATTACGACATTATCAACGCTCTTGAAAGAGGTGGAGAGTCTCTTGAAAAGGTTAAAAAACGCTATGGTGAAAAGTATGTGAGTAGCCTTAATGGTGTTGGTGATGAGATATCAAAAGAACTATCGAAATTCAAGCTGAACGAACCTTTAAAATTAAAACGGTCCGTGGGGAATGTGGATTTTATTACGAATGCGACTTCATCGGTTGAAGATATGCGTAAAATGATTGGTAAAAAATTTACTGAGAAGGGATTTACCAGCACAACCTTGTGTTCTGATACACAGTTAGCATTTGGTGGAATTGATAAGCCAACGAGAACTACTCTGGAAATTATTGCACCAAAGGAAACTAAGGGAGCTTATCTATACAAAATTTCAGATAGTCCTGCTGAATTCGAATTTTTGATTGATAAGAATACAACATATGAAGTTGTTGACGCTGGAGAACGAGAGATAACTGTAAAAGATTATAAAGGTAATTACGAAAAAAAGACTGAACGATTTATGACATTAAAGGTGGTTGAACAATGATAGATAATCCCGTTGATTGGTTTTATCATAGTGCAAAATATGCTATTGATAATACAGGTACTATTCAATACGGATGTGCATTTTTGATAAACGATAATGCACCAAAATCAGTAGTTGTTGAATATAAAAAATACCTTAATCTTATTAAGAAACCTTTTTTCTCTTCTGGAATTGGAGTTTTTGAACCGTATGTAGTTAATGGACAACATAGGTACAAATTAATAGGTTTTTCTGAAAACCTGACTGCTTTTGAAAAAGAACAAGCTCATATATTTAAAAGCTTAATAGAAGACGGCTATATTAGCAATGACCCATTTATCTAACCGCTCCGTAAAAAGGGCGGTTTTGTTGTTTAACTTGCCGAGAATATGTTCAGAGTAAGGAAAACGGCTTGTTTACGGCATTATTTAACTTGCCTGCAACTTGCCAAAGCAAAACTTAATACATCAAATCAGCACTTTGAGAAATCAGAGTGCTTTTTTATTATTAATCAAAGAAAGGTTTGATACTATGAGAAAAAGAATTTTAGCAATTGTACTTATGGTAGTTATGATTGCAACAACCGTACTGGTTACTGTGGGCTGTACCGAGGCAACGCAGGTATCGTACAATGTTTCGCAGGAAGCAGACAATTTCAATGTGATACGCAGGCTTACGGTTATTAACACAAGAACCGATAAGCCGTCATTTGAACTTGTTGCCGCTTTTTCATTACAGGTCGATAATGACGATAACCAAATTGAGGTTGTCTGCGAAACGGGCAAGGGTGAATATAAAAAGCATATCATAGGTCTTAATGATGAAACTATGTATGTTGTAGAGGACATAAGCGGTGCAGAAGTGGACAAATACCGTTATGAAATTAACTTCCTGCCTAAACAGATTTTGCCGATTACATTTAAGAGTAAAGATTAACAGTTAAACCCGTCGATTTCGACCGGTTTTGAAAGGTGGTGACAGAATGAAAATCAGAGTAACAACAGCATTTAACGACAGGCAGAACGGCTATGTAACCCGACCTGTGAATGAAGTTTTTGAATGCTCCGAGCAGAGAGCAAAGGAACTCATTGACGGCGGTTTTGCAGAAGAGGTCAAGTCTGACGCTCCCAAAAAGCCGAGAGCCAAAGCAGTTAAAACAGAAAAAGCAGATTAAGCGCCCTTGCATTTGATTGCATAGGTGCTTTTATTTTACCCTGCCGTTGGTTTAACGGCTGAATTTCTACCGCAGGCAAAGCGGAATAAAAGCTATGCAGAAAGGATTTACTATGAAGAATATACACACACTTCTCTCCGAAATCGGCTTTACAGTTCCCGAAGATAAAAAGGCTGACTTTGAAAAAGCCTTTGCAGATAATTACAAAACCGTATCAGAGGTTGAAAAGCTCCGCACATCAAGGGACAACTACAAGTCACAGCTTGAAACTGCACAGACTGCACTCAAAAAGTTTGAGGGTGTCAATGTGGACGAGCTCAAGGGCGAAATCAAAAAGCTCAACGGCGAACTTGAAACAAAGGAAAACGAGTACCAGACAAGGATTGCGGATATGGAGTTTAACTCTGTTCTTGACACCGCTGTTTCAAAGAGCGGTGCGAAAAATGCAAAGGCTGTCAAGGCTCTGCTTGACCTTGAAAACCTGAAAACATCTAAAAATCAGGCAGATGACATCAAAAAGGCTCTCGAACAGGTTAAGTCCGAAAACGGCTATATGTTCGGTTCTGATGAGCCTTTTCAGAATCCTGTCGGTGCAACCAATACAGGTAACGGCGGTACAGGCTCAAATCCGCTTGCGTCAATGCGTGCGGCTATGGGACTTTCTGCCGAAAAGAAATAATTTTATTAAATCTATGAGGTGATTTTATTATGGCAAACACAATTGCACTTTTTAAACAGTACACAGCGTTGCTTGATGAGGTCTATAAGCAGTCTGCACTCACAAGCAAAATTGACGGTGCGTCAGACCTTGCAACACAGGGCGCTAACGCAAACGAGCTTATCATTCCGATGCTCACAATGGACGGTCTTGCTGACTACTCACGCAACAGCGGTTATGTTGACGGCGATGTTGAGCTTACGAACGAAACCGTGAAATGTAACTTTGACCGTGGCAGAATGTTCACGGTTGACACAATGGATAATGCAGAAACGGCAGGCATTGCATTCGGCAGACTTTCGGGCGAGTTTATCCGCACAAAGGTTGTTCCCGAGCTTGACGCTTTCCGCTTTGCAAAGTATGCCGGTACAAGCGGTATTTCTTCCGTGAGTGCAACTCTCACAACAGGCGAAGAGGTTGTAAAGGCTCTCCGCACAGCCTCAACAAAAATGGATGAGGACGAAGTTCCTTTCGAGAACAGACACCTTTTCATCACATCACCGCTTTACGGTCTTGTGCAGGACCTTGACACAACAAAGTCAAGGGAGGTTCTCAGCCGTTTTGCAGATACCACACTTGTGCCGCAGTCAAGATTCTATACAGCAATTGAACAGCTTGACGGCACATCCTCAAGCAAGGAAAAGGGCGGTTACAAAAAGGCGACTTCGGGCAAGAATATCAACTTTATGATTATTCACGGCTCTGCTCCGATTCAGTTCACAAAGCACCTTGACACAAAGGTTATTGAGCCGTCAGTTAATCAGAGTTCTGACGGTTGGAAGTTTGGTTATCGTATGGTCGGTATTGCCGATGTTTACGAGAATAAAAAGGCAGGTATCTACTGCCATTCAGCCGTAGAGGCTTAAAGGAGTGTTACTATGACCGCTTATGCCGATGAAGGCTATTACATTTCTGAATATCTCTGTGGCAGAAAGGCGGTCATAGTTTCCGCCTTTGATTATTATGCACGCTCTGCAACCCTGCTCATTAAGGCATACACAGGCGAAAATGTTGACGGGAACAATATTCCCGAAAGCGTAAAACTCTGCTGTTGTGAGCTTGCAGAGCTTATATATAACGATGAAAAGCAGTCTGCAAATTCAGGAATTTCATCTGCAAGCGTCGGTGATGAATCCGTAAGCTATGTGTCCGAAGAAGAGCGTAAAACCGCTCATAAAAAGGCTGTCAGACACACAATTTACAAGTATCTTGCCGACACCGATTTACTGTACAGAGGTGGTCGCAGATGATTATTACCCCTGAAAGCTCCTGCACAATCTACAGATTCAACGGCTCGGGCTATGACCGATATTTCATTCCCGAATGTCATTGGCAGGAGAACAAGGCTCGCAATGTGCTTAAAAGCGGAATGCAGAACGCTGACAGCGTGACGGTGTATATTCCGATTGAATCCGCAGGGCTTTTGCCCGGCTTTTTAAAGCCGAGCGAAAACCTTTTTGCAGGTCAGCTATGCACTCCTCAGAACAGCGCACAGGACATTATTATTAAAGGCGAGAGTAATTTTACCTTTGATAATTCAAACCCTCAGAGCATGTCACAGAGCCTTAAAACGCTAAAGCAAAAACACAGGTGCTATGCGGTTATGTCGATTGATGAAAAGCTCTACGGCGTAACCGATTTACAGCACATCAAAATTTCGGCGAGGTGATTGCATGAAGATTGTTCAACCGCCCGATTTTGTCATCAAGTCAAAAAACGGTACGGCAGGTTTCCTCTGGGATAAAAAGTTTGCAGTCCGCAAAAATGCCGATGTGTTAAAGGTGCAAAAGTATGTTGACAGCACGGTTTTACGATTGATGAAACCCTATACACCGTTCAGAAACGGCGTGCTTGAAAAGTCGGCAACCCTCTCAACGGTTATAGGCTCGGGCGAAATTCATCAGAACACACCGTATGCGAGGTATCTCTACTACGGCAAGGTTTACGGTCCTAATATCCCGATTAAGAAAAACGGTGATATTGTGGGCTATTTCAGCCCTAAAGGACAGAAGAAACACCCCACAGGGAAAATGCTTGTTTATTCTCGGGCAAAGCACCCTCTTGCCGGCAAGATGTGGTTTGAACGAATGAAAGCCGACCGTAAAAAAGAGATTTTACAGGGTGCTGCTAAAGTGGCAGGAGGTACGGCAGAATGAACATAATTGAACTTATGCAGAGCATTGTGATGAGCTTTCCAAAGCTGAACGATGTCCTGCACATTGACTACACAACCCCCGACACCGACAGCTACGGCTTATCTCCGACAGGCGACACACTGATTAAATCCGATGTTCTCGGCAATCAGGAGCGACAGCACACATTCATCTTGTACGCTGTTTATCAGTCGGTTAATGACTATGACCGACTTGCCAACAGCGGACTTATTAACGAGTTACAGCTGTGGCTTGAAAAACAGGCAAAAGGGCAAACGCTGACCGTAACGGTTGGCAACAATGAGCTTGCAGGTACGCTCACAAAAATAACCTGTTCAAACGGTATGCTTTATGACATACCCGACAGCAATTTAATTGGTAATGTAATGTATCAGTTACAGATTACCGCAGATTACAAAATCGAAAGTGAGGAATTTTAATTATGGCAACAACACCCGATATCGGTAAACTCAAAAGAAGTTATCTTATGCACTACATTGACGCTTCGTTTGGTGGCGAAACCCCTAAGTGGTTTTTGATTGGCAGAGATATTGAAGATATGTCCGTTGAACTCAACCCCGACACAGAAACAGTCAAGAACATTCTTGATGAAACCGTTGTAAACGATAACGGCTATGAACCGTCAATCGACGCAGACACTTATTACGCAAATACAGGCGATGCAATCTATGAAAAGATTAAGGATATTGCAATGAACCGCCTTACAGGTGATGACTGCAAGACTGCAATTCTTGAAGTCCTTGTTGATAAGAAGACAGGTCCGTATGACGCTTGGACTGAAACCTGTATCGTAAAGCCACAGTCCTACGGCGGTGCTCAGGGCGGTGTGAACATTCCGTTCAATATCGCATTCAACGGCGACAGACAGCAGGGTACGGCTACAATTGAGAAGAAAGTGCCGTCCTTTACCGCAACGGTTTAATCTTTGAGGAGGGATTGATTTATGCAGAAACTTGTTTTTGACAGAGGTTACAAGGAGTATCAGATTGGCGATGACGAAAACGCAGTAATCCGTATCAATACCGCGGATGTGGGCATTCTTGCAAGGCTCAACGAGGCAGTCAAGAATATTGAGCAGATTCAGAAGAAGTATGAAAACGCTGAAAAAGCTGAAAACACAGACGCAATTCAGCTTATCACCGAGTGCGACAAGGACATCAGAGAACAGATTAACTACATTTTCGGTTCGGATGTCTGCACGGTTGCCTTTGGTGAAATTAACTGTCTTTCACTTGCGGGCGGTAAGCCGATTTTTGAAAACTTCCTTGAAGTGCTTATTCCTGTTATGCAGGCTGATTTTGAATCGGCACAGAAAATTTCCGATGAGAAAGTCGGCAAATACACTTCACAGGTGAAAAAGTGATTGAATTACTGCCGAAAAGCCTTGAGGTTGACGGCAGAAACTACGAAATCAATTCCGACTTCCGTGTTGCTCTGCTGATTTTCAAAGCCTATGCAGACGATGATCTGAACGATTTTGAAAAATGCCGAGTGTGTGTCGAGTGCCTTTACAAGGAGATTCCCGAAAATTACCAAAAGGCACTTGACAGGGCAACTTGGTATCTTGACGGCGGAGATATTCCGCAAAGCCGACAAATGCCCGTCAGGGTGCTTGATTGGGAACAGGACGGACATATAATCTTCCCTGCTCTCAATAAGGTTGCAGGAGCGGAAACACGCACAGTCGATTATATGCACTGGTGGACTTTTCTCGGCTTGTTCAATGAAGTGGGCGACGGCTTGTTTACACAGGTGATTTCAATACGCACCAAAAAGGCAAAGCATAAGAAGCTCGACAAAACCGAACGGGATTTCTACAATGAACATAAAGAACTTATCGACCTAAAGCCCAAACTCACAGCCGAAGATAAAGAGGAACTTGACTTCATAAATTCGCTCGTGTAGTGTAGTATCGTATCACATATTGTTGACATTCTCTAAATGTTAGTGTATGATTAAATAAAAACTATATTGTTTTAACATTTAGGAGGATGAATGATGAAAAAACTCATAGCGTTAGCATTAACCGCAGTTTTTGCAGTATCGCTTGTTGGTTGCGGTACAACAGCGGAAAGCAGTTCGTTGTTAGATGATGATTTTGAAGAAACAACCGAAGTGGAAACAACGGAAGTTCCTACAACATTTCAGAAAACAACCACAATGTCACCTGCTGAACGAGAAGCAACTTACAAAGAGTTTTGTGAAGAATATGATTATGGTGATGTTCTATTTGCTCCTGACAGATACGAAGGTATGTACTGTAAATTTACAGGTACAGTTTCTGCCCTTTGTAAAGATGACGGAACTTGGTTCGTGCTGAAAGATAAAAGCGGAAATCTTATAGATGTACACGGTGACGCTGAATATTACGAAAGAAATCAAAAGGTGGAAATTTACGGAACAATAAGAGAAGTAAAATCTACTTACTATTCTGATGAAAGCATAATTATCGTTGACGCTAAATATGTCGATTTTGTCTGAGGTGAAAATGTACAACGCTGTTTCAAGCAAATCAAACTAAAACAAAAAGCCACTCCAAACGGGGGTGGCTGTTCTTTTGCAAAATTTTATTAGCGTACATCATAACGGTGTGCGCTGTTTTTATGCCCATTTTTAAATGAAAGGATGTGAAAATATGGCGGTTGACGGTTATCTGAATTTTGACACGAAACTTGATACATCGGGTTTTAACGGCGGTTTGGCACAGGTTAATACTACTGTTACCAAATCAATCGAAAAGGTAAAAAATCAGCTTAAGACCTTTGCAAAGACTGCCGCTGTTGCTTTCAGTACTTATGCAATTACAAATTTCGGCAAAGAGTGCATAGAACTTGGTTCTGACCTTGCAGAGGTGCAGAATGTTGTTGATGTTACTTTTCCGGCAATGACCAAACAGGTTGACAAGTGGGCAAAAAGTGCAGCTAATTCTTTTGGTTTGTCCGAAACAATGGCAAAGCGGTATGTCGGTACTTTCGGCTCAATGGCTGAGGCTTTTGGTTTTACAGAGAAAGAAGCCTATGATATGTCAACCACGCTGACAGGACTTGCAGGCGATGTTGCTTCATTCTACAACATCAGACAGGACGAAGCCTATACAAAACTTAAATCAGTATTTTCGGGCGAAACCGAAACTTTAAAAGATTTAGGCATCGTAATGACACAGACTGCGCTTGACAGCTATGCCCTTGCAAACGGTTACGGTAAGACCACAGCTAAAATGACTGAAGCCGAAAAAGTAACATTGCGTTACAAGTTTGTGCAAGACCAGCTTGCCAATGCGATAGGTGACTTTGCCCGAACGCAAGACAGTTGGGCGAATCAGACAAGAATTTTACAGCTCCGACTTGACAGCCTGAAAGCTACACTCGGTCAAGGTCTTATCAATGTGTTTTCTCCGCTGTTAAAAAATCTTAATTCCTTTATCGAAAAATTAGATGTTGCAACGGAAAAATTCAAAAGCTTTACGGAACAGGTTTTCGGCTATTCGTCTGCAACCGACAATTCCGCAAATTCCGCAAGCTCTGAAATGACAGACCTCGCCGATGAAACAAAGAGTACAAACTCTGCACTTGCCACAACATCGAAAAAGACAAAGGAAATTAAAGACAATCTTCAAGGATTTGACAGGCTCAATGTGATGAGCCTTGAAAACAGTTCATCAGATGACAGCACAGCAGTAAACAGCCCTACTAAGAAATCTTCTAAAGCCGCAGTCAACGCACTTGATACTGCCGCAACAGCGATTGAAAAGCGTACAAACAAGGTTTTTGACAGCATTAAAAGAGCTTTGAATAATCTGAAAAATGCTTTTGTTTCAATCGGTGAATCGTGGAAGAGAGTGTGGAAAAACGGTACAGGCGAAAGGATTATCGGTAACATCAAACAGCTTTTGAAAAATGTTTTTGACATCATCGGTGATATTTCGGGAGCGTTTACAAAGGCTTGGAATAAGGCAGGACTTGGTGACGAGGTTGTGCAATCCATTATCGACAAATGGAACAGCTTGCTTGAACTTGTAAACACGATTGCAGAGGATTTCCGCAAGGTTTGGAATAACGGCACCGGTGAGAGAATTTGGACTAATATTCTGAATATTATCAAAAACTGCAACAACTACACTAAAACTCTGCGGACTAAAATTAAACAGGCTTGGGACAAAAATGAATCGGGTAAAAAGATTTGGGAAGCAATCCTTGGCATTGTTGAAGATATCACAGGCTTTTTGAGCGATATGTCAGAGATTCGCCTTGAATGGCTTGAAAGTCTTGATTTGTCACCGCTTGTATCAGCCGTTGCCGACCTCGGACAGGCGTTCAGAGATTTGCTCAAAGCCTGCGGAGATAAGCTGAAACAGGCATACAAGAATATTCTTCTCCCAATTGCTAAATGGACAATTGAAGAAGCAGTTCCGAAACTTGTAGAAGCCCTTGCAGGAACGTTGAAACTGTTAAGCAAAATAGTTAAATCTATTAGTGACAAAACCTTGTACGCTATCGCAGGCGGCATTACTGCAGTTGGTACAGCTGTTGTTGTTTTCAAGGCAGGACAAGCGATTGCAAGCGGAATTGACAAAGTCAAAAATGCTATAAAGTTATTTTTGACAACTGTTTCTGCAAATCCAATCTTAGCCGTTGCCGGTGCCATCACCGGACTTGTGACTGCAGTTACTGTATATAATCAGCTTGTTTGGAGTAATTCCGAAGCTAAAAAATTTGCTGATGAAATTGACGGTATAAAATCAAGGCTTGATACAACTACGCAAGGTATTGAGGATAATTTGTCAGACACTCTTGAACGAATGGACAGCTTGTATGCAGACAATACACTTGTTGACAGTTACCAACAGAAACTTGATGAACTTCTGCAGAAAGCTACGCTTACTCCTGAAGAGCAGGCACAGTTACAAACTATTGTTACATATTTTAAAAGCAATGTTGACGGTTTTAGCGACACTTGGAATAACTATGTGTCAATCAGTAGTGGCGGCAAGTTGCACCTGAACGGCGATTTAAGCGAAGTTCGTAATGCAATTGACAATACAATTGATAAATACCAACAGCTTGCAAATAGTGCCGCATTAGCTGAATTATCTTCTGAAAACAGCAAAGAAAGAATTCTTGCATCAAAAGAATACAACAGTGCAAAGTCGGATTATAACAGCAAGAAGAAAGACCTTGAAAACGAACAGAAAAAACTAAAAAAATGGCTTGAGAAAAACGGCAAAAGTATGCAGGCTCTTGAAAATTACTATTTTGGTGGCGGTGCTAAAAACGACGCTTTATGGAAAGAGGGCATTGAATACTTCGAGAATATTCAGAGCAAAACAAAGTCACTGGAAGGTGCTACATCTTCTGTAAATAAGACAATTGCCGCCTTAAATAAGCTCACGATGACCAGTGATGATCTTTTGGATGTACAAAAGGTAGTTAAGGGCGAATATTCGGATGCCGCCGCTGTTCTTATGGCTTACAACGCAGGAATGATTAACACAGAGCAAATTCAAAAATCTCAATGGAAATCCTTGAACAATTTGCAAAAAGCCGCAAAAGATACGGGTAAAAACACGGTCCTTGGTCTTGTTGAGGGTACAGAAGCATACGAAGGTGCGCTTGTCAAAAACAGTCACGGCCTTGCTTCTACTGTGCTTTCAGAATATGATACCACGATGGGAATTCATTCCCCGTCAACAGAAATGTATGAAAGAGGCGGTTACACGGTTCAAGGCCTTGCAAACGGCATTCGTGACAGAATATATGCCTTGAAAAATCCGCTTGCAAGACTGCTTAGCTTTATTTCAACACATATCAATCCGATTTCAAGCGTTTTCTCAAATGCTTTTGAGGGTATCAAGAGTGCTGTAAAAAAGCCTATGAACGGATTTTTAGGTGTTGTTCAAAACTTCTTAAACAATTTTATAGATCCGTTCAACAGCCTCGGCAGTGCTATTTCAGGCGGAATGAGTACAGCGGCAAAGATTGCTTATGAAGCGTTAGGGGGCGTAAACGGCAATGTCGGACTGCCTAACATTACAGTTCCCCGACTTGCCACAGGTACGGTTGTTCCGGCAAATTACGGCGAGTTCTTGGCTGTTCTCGGAGATAACAAGCGTGAGGCTGAGGTTGTTTCGCCGATTTCAACTATCAAACAGGCACTTATTGAGGCTATGGCAGAGATAGGCTCAACAGGTGACAGCGGTGACATTAACCTTACTGTAAATCTTGACGGCGAAGTGATTTTTAACAACATTGTAAAACGCAACAACGCAGTCAAAAAGCGTCACGGTGTCGGTGCGTTAGATTAGGAGATGATGACATGGCAAATTTTAAAGGTTATTTAATAAGGTTCCCTAAGAGCGGTAAGCTTTTTCCGCACAAGCTTATTGCAAAGGACAACTACAACGGCACTCCGCTCCAGAGAACCGAAATCAAGGCATACCGTGACAGCAACAATCTTCTGCACCGCACAACTTCGCCAAATTACAAGTCGAAAATTGAGTTCACAACCGTTGATGAACTCACCCTTGCACAAATGCAGTCGATTAGAAGTGCTTTGAATAGTTCGTGGGATAACTCTCAGCAAAGAAAACTTCGTATTGAATACTGGGACGATGAACTTCTTGCATATCGCACAATGACCGCCTATATGCCCGACATCACCTATCAGGTCAAGAAAATCACCGAAAACAACATCATATACAATGCCGTGACTTTCACTTTTATTGAGTATTAAGGGGGTGACATATTGCTATCCGTTTCAAGTGCGCATAAGCAGAAAATTATTAACGAGCTTATTTCAAATAAGCTCGAAATCTTTTCATCTGACAGCAAGTTTGATGTCATCACCGAAACCAACATTGAAAGCGAAAGTATGAGCCTTAAACAGTCGATTTGTGACGAAAACAAATTAAAGTTCGGCGGTTGCATTGCCTCTGAGTTCAAGATTGGACTGCTGAACACCGTTGACAGAACCTTTGATGTTTCAAAACTTGTCGGTTGTTGGATTTTAGTTAAGCTGACACAAACTTTTCCGTCGGGTTCTCCGATACTGCCGAGCAATTCATTATATCCAAGCGACACACTCTATCCGGGCGAAGCCGTGACAACAAAGTCGTGGTGCATTTTTAACGGTATGATTGACAAAGCCGAGGTCAATAAAACAGATCAGAACAAAATCAGCATAACCGCCTATGATGTGATTTCACAACTTTATGAAACCGACTGTACAAACTCTCTGCAAAGGCTCTGGAATAACAATTCTGACGGCATTTCGGTCTATGCACTGTTGGCAATGGTTTCTGAAAAATTTACTAACTTATGCGGTATGCCTGACGCCAGTTTTTTATCCGACAGGTTACTTAACGAGGTTATCAACAAGGCTGAGAATCTGACTGTTAAGAATATGAAAATTTTTAACAAAGTATGGCTTGATGATTCCGAAAAGGTTAATTACGGTCAATTGCTTAATTATACAGCGGAAATGCTCGGTGTGTTTGCTTTTGTTAAACCCGATAACCGAAAAGGCGGTAACATTGTTTTTGTCAACCTTGAAACCGATACAACAAAAGCAGAAAAATATGACTTTTACGAGGCATTCAACGCTGACGAAAAATCAAGCGGTACATACGGGACTGTTGACTTTGCAATCGGAGGTTCTACACGAACCGCAAAAGTGCGCAGCTACAAGTTTTTAGGCGGTAAAACCTATGATATGACAGATAACATTCTTGTATGGCAGGAAAACGATAATGCAGGCGGTGCGTGGATACACAAGTTTGAAAATCTGTTTTCAGGCGATACGGGCAAGCGAATACACCATAAAATTTATAAGCCTATCGAGGCAACCCTTGACGGCAGATTGTGGGTTGAGCCGGGCGATATGGTGCAAATCAAATACTATGTTACCGACGCTGACGGCAACTATGCCTATAACGCTGACGGCACTCCGCAAACCGCAACCGTGACATCATATGTGTTATCGAGAGAGCTTACAGGCATACAGGCACTTACAGACAAAATCACAGCGAAAGGAGAATAGAAATTGAACAAATACACACGAATGAACTGGGAAAATACTCCCTCAACAGCAACTCCGCTGACTGCCGACAACCTCAACCATATGGACGAGGGGATTGAACGGGCAACAGACGGAGCAATTGCACTTGAAACCGAAATAACCACAGCACGAGGCAGTTCTAATTCACTTGGAGCAAGGCTTGATACAGCCGACGCAAATCTTGCGAAAAAAGCAAACAAAAGCGACATTGATTCGATTAACTCCCGTTTGCAAAGCACTGAGACAATGCTGAAAAACAAAGCTAACATAACTGATATGAGCAACGGCCTTGCGAACAAAGCCGATAAGGCAACAACACTCGCAGGGTACGGCATTACGGACGCATATACACGAGAAAAAACAAATGAGAAACTTGCCCAAAAGCTCAATTCAATGCCGTTCGACAGCGAGCCAAAAAATAACAGCCCGTGTTATCTGACAAGCGGAGCAGTTTACAACGCTCTGCTTGTGAAAGCAGATAAAACCGCCTTGTCGACTAAATACGATTCGTCAAATATTGAAAGCGGTACATCAATACTCACACCGTATTCAACCGTTACCGATAAAATCAAAAGTGCAAACTGTACATATAAGACGATTGGTGACATCGTAATCGTCAGTGCAACGGTCAAAATGAACGCAGTATCTCTTGCCGGCAATAGCATGTGTCCGCTGATTGATT